CTTCTCAGGATACCGCCATCGCTGACGGCGATGATCTGGTCGGTTTCTTGCTGTATGTGGTTGACTAAGCAGTGAGCAAGCGGCCCCTTCGGGGGCCGTTTTTCAATTTAGGAGAAATACGATGGCATCACGCTATTACGCTTTGGAAATTGGCGACAACGAATACGAAGTCGCGGAAGGCGCAAGCACCCAGTCCAAGACCGTGGAAATCGCGATCAACCTGGATGACAGCGCAACTCGCGCACAAGTGCTTGTCGCAATCGACAACATCAAGAACTACATTCTGCGCGACATCTGGCCGCCAGCATAAGGGGTAATTTATGGCCTCACAGGTCGAAATTGCCAATCGTGCGCTGACTAAACTGGGTGCTGCCCGAATCATCAGCTTTGGCGATGACAACAAACAGGCACGCGCAGTCCAGTCCATGTTCACCATCGTGCGTGACGCAGAACTGCGTGCGCATTTGTGGTCTTTTGCCGTCAAGCGCGCAAGCCTTGCGGCCTTAACATCTACACCTGATTGGGGTTTTGATTACGAATATGAGCTGCCGGCAGATTGCTTGCGCTTAATTCAAGTCAATGACACTTACCAGGGTCCAGACCTGAGCAATTACCGCAATAGCTCGACTGCGGAATACATGCTTGAAGGCGGCAAGATCCTTGCCAACTATGTGGCTCCGCTAAAGATCCGTTATATCAGTCGCGAGGAAGATACCGCGCAATGGGATTCGACCTTTGTGGAGGCGTTTGCCTGCCGTCTGGCGGCAGAAATGGCCGAGGATTTGACGCAATCCAATCAGAAAAAAGACGCGGCCTGGAAGGAATATCAGCAAGCAATCAGCATTGCGATTCGCTCTGGTGCTGTTGAACAGCAGCCCCAGGATATGCCTGACGATAGTTGGGTGCTTAGTAGGATTTAATTATGGGCTTTCGATCTCCAGAATCAGATACCACCAAAATGCGCGGTGTCATTACGCGCCCTGAATCCTGCCAGCAGGTCATTGAGGGCAACAGTTTTTATGCGTACTTGGCCGCCTTGCCAGGCGATACATTGGCCAATGGCGCGTCACTACAAATGGTATTTACTACCGGAACCAGCACAAATGCCTATTTGTGGGTCGAGGGCCAATGTGGTGGTGATGGTCAGTTTGCTATTTATGAAAGCGTGACCGATGTTGAAGGCGGTACTTTATTTGTGCCGGTCAATCGCAATCGCCAATCCACCAACACCAGCTCATGCGGAATTGTTAATGATCCGACTTCCGTAACCACCAATGGCGCGATCTACCAAGAAATCATCCCTGGTGGCGGCATTCTGGTAAGCCCCGGCGGGTCTGTTGCTAGCGAACCATATTTGCTGAAAAAGAATACCTCATACCTTTTCAAGCTGACCAACAACGCAGGCAGCGCACAAATCGCAGAAATTCAGTTGCAGTGGTGTGAGCTGTAATGCCAAAAGCCAGCCCAATACAGACTTCGTTCAATGCGGGCGAATTCTCTCCGGCAATGGAGGGTCGCGTCGATCTCGACCGCAAATATCCAAGCGGATGCAAACAACTGACTGGATTTATTCCGATGATTCAGGGTCCGGCACGCCGCCGGTCTGGCACTCGATTTGTCAGTGAAGTCAAAGATTCTGATGATCGTACCTGGTTGCTGCGTTTTGAGTTTGCCGAAACCGATGCCTACATTCTGGAATTTGGCGATCAGTACATTCGTTTCTACACCAATCATGGCCAGGTTTTGGATAGCGGCAGTCCGTATGAAGTCGCAACACCGTACACCGCTGCCGATCTTTTGGGGAACAATGGCACGCTACGCCTGCGCACCGTCCAGTCTGGCGATGTGATTTACATTGTTCATCCAAGCCATGCGCCCAGGAAACTTTCCCGCTTTGGCGCGACAAACTGGACCTTGACCGAAGTTGAGTTTAGGGCTGGGCCGTTTCTTGACATCGATCCTGACGCAAGCACCACCGTGTATGCGTCTGCCCAAACCGGAAGCGTGACTATCACGGCATCGGCTAGTCTATTTGCATCAAGCGATGTCGGAAGCCTGTTCCTGCTGGAAGAACAAGACCTGTCTGCAATCAAACCTTGGGCATCTGGCCAAGAATTGTCCGTAGGCCAAGGATCAAATGGGGTCAATGTTTCAGGCATTCTGCGCCGTTCTGATGGCAAAACCTATAAATGCGTCACTAGCGATTATGCGCCTGCTGCATCACCAGCCAAGGTAATTCGTACCGGCGGCGACCGTCCTGTGCATACTTCCGGCGTTGCTGCGGATGGCGATGGCCAGCCTTTGCAACCGGACAATTCCGATCCGACTGTGTACCGGCAGGGTGTCGATTGGGAATTCCAAGACCCTGGTTATGGCTGGGTAAAAATCACCGCATACACCAGCGCGACGCAAGTTACCGCGACTGTAATTTCCAGCCTTCCGCTGGGTGTTACAACCGCAAGCAACACCACAAACCGCTGGGCGTTTGGCCGTTGGTCTGAAACACGCGGATGGCCGGACAATGTGGTGTTTTACCGTGAGCGACTGACTTTTTCGACAGGGCAAATCTTGAATTTCTCGGTTGCTGGCGACTTTGAAAACTTTGCTTCCAAAAATGATTCAGGCGAAGTTGCGGCAGACCAGGCCATCACCATCGAAATTTCGTCTGACACCGTGAATGATGTCCAGTGGCTTATGCCTGCGGATGGCTTGCTGATTGGTACTGCGGGCGGCGAATTTGTCTGCCAAGAATTGACAATGGATGAGGTCTTTGGCCCAGGCAATGTGAAGATTGTTCAACAATCGACCTATGGATCGCGGTCCGTAATTCCATTGCAAATCGGTGAAAGCGTGATCTTTGTCCAGCGCGCAGGCCGAAAACTGCGCGAGCTGCAATACGAATTTGCGTCCAATGGGTACAAATCCGTGGATTTATCGGTTTTTGCCGAACATATCACCCGCTCTGGTATCAACGACATCGTGTACCAGCAGGAACCGCATTCGATCATTTGGTGCAGTCTGATTAACGGCGGCTTGGTTGCCTTTACTTTTAACCGCGAGCAGGATGTTTTGGGCTGGCATCGTCACCCGATTGGCGGCGACGGCATCGTAGAGTGCATGGAAGTCATCCCATGTCCAGACGGCACGCAGGATGATCTCTGGATGATTGTCCGCCGGACCATTGATGGCTCAACCAAACGCTATATCGAGTATTTAGAGCAGGATTTCACCGACGAATCCGACATCGAGGATGCGTTTTTCGTGGATTCCGGCCTGACCTACGATGGCTCACCGGCAACGACAATCTCTGGCTTGGGCCATCTGGAAGGCGAAGAAGTGTCGATCCTGGTCGATGGCGCGACTCACCCGCGCGCAACCGTCGCCAGCGGCTCTGTAACGCTCCAAAGAGCGGGCAGCAAGGTGCATATTGGTTTGCCGTTTGAAACGCTCCTGCAAACGCTCAGACTAGAAGCAGGGGCCGCTGATGGCACGGCACAGGGTAAGACCAAACGCATTACCAAAGTTGTGGTCCGATTCCTGGCTACCGTTGGCGCGCAAGCGGGCGTAAATCCTGCTGATTTGGACGAGATTCAATTCCGCAGCCCATCCGTTCCGATGAATCAAGCTATTCCTCCCTTTACTGGCGACAAACTCGTAGAATGGTCGGGTGGATATGACTTTGATGGCTATATGTATATCAGCCAGCCACAGCCGCTCCCGATGACGATTGTGGCTTTGATGCCGCAAGTAATTACCCAGGATCGATGATGGTCATTGTTCCGTTTGCGCCAGAACACTTGGATATTTTGATTTTGCAGCCATCGCAAGAGCATTTTTCCAGCCTATTTGACAAAACCTATGGACCGGCATTGGCAAAAGCAGGTCCGTGTTTTACCGCAATCGAGAACGATCAAATCATTGCATGCTCTGGCGTAGTCAAGCATTGGGAGAATCGTGCGACCGCATGGGCGTTAATCTCTAAGAATGCTGGGCCATATTTCGTTAGAATTCACAAAGCCGTTCAGCGTTTTTTGGACAGCACCGACATCCGCCGTATTGAGGCATATGCCGATGCCAATTTCGACCAGGGCCACCGCTGGCTCAAGATGCTGGGCTTTGAAGAAGAAGGATATATGCGGTCGTTTTCGCCGCTAGGGGATGATGCCGTGTTATACGCGAGGATCAAATAATGGCCGATCCAATTACCATGATGATGGTTGCCAGTACCGCAATGACTGCGGTTGGCGCAATCCAGCAGGGCAAGGCCGCAGAAGCACAGGCAAAAGCGCAGGACCAGGCTAATCAATACAACGCACGGGTCAAAGAAATCCAGGCAGGCGTAGAGCGTGAGGCTGCGGGTCGCCGTGAAGAACAACAACGCCGCCAAGCCAGGCAAGTGCTAGGCCAACAGCGTGCCGGTCTGGCTCAAGCTGGTATTGGCATGATGGGATCTGCGCTGGATATTGCAGAAGAATCCGCGACTGCTGCTGAATTGGATGCGCTGACTATCCGTTATGAAGGCGAAATGGCTGCGAAAGGTCTGCTGTACGACGCAGAAGCCGAGAAATTTGAAGGCAGGGCAAACCTTGCTGCTGGCGCAAACGCCAAAAAAGCTAGTTATCTCAAGACTGGATCAGCAATTTTGTCTGGTGGCACAGACATTGCCAAATACAACGCAATGAAGGCTTAAAACATGGCCAGAATCCCGATTTATCGAGAAACACAAACGCCATCGGGATCATTCCGCGTATCCGAGTTGCGCGTGCCGGACATGAACCTAGACGCAATGGGAAGTGCATTGCAGGAAGTAGGCCAGACTCTTGGCAGAACCGCACAAGTCGCCATCGATATTGAGCAAGAAGAAGCCAAAACTTGGGCATCCAATGTCAGCTCAGATGCCGAAAGAAGTTTTTTAGAGCGTTTTGAATCGATCAAAACTGATTCAAACATCGCAACTGGCGATGTGCCGACGGTTTTGCTGACGGAATTTGACCAATACACCAAGCAAACTTTAGAAGCGGCTCCGCAAGATTCGATTAGCCGAAAAATGCTGAAAAGCAATTTTCGCGCATTGCGCGATAGTTTGTGGGAAAAATCCATCAACTATCAGGCAGTTCAGGGCCGCGCAGAACGAATCTCTCGGATGGATAATTCCATCCTAAGCACAAGCCAAGCTGTTGCACTTGACCCCAATGAAACCCGCGCAATGGAATTGTATGGCCGTCGCATGGCCGAAATTGATTCCCTGCGCATCACGCCAAGCG